CCAGCCTTGTTTAAGACGCATTTCAATCTGCGAATAGGGAACATTGCGGTATAATCCCTCGCGGGTCATTTCTCTCTCTCAATTAAATATTGATCATAAAACATCCGAAGCGGCTTTAGGATCGTATCCATAAACGGCTTGTCGTATTTAACAGTCTCAAGTGATTCGCCCCGTGGTGCCCATTGGTAAAAGTCGCACCAGGTTCGTCCCATGACATACATCTGCAACTGAATCTGAGCATAATAATGCGTCTGTTGTTGCGCTGTTTTAAATTTAGGTTCAATCGCAGCCCGTAACCCAAATGGGCACTTAACCTCAATCATTCCATTATTTTCAAGCAATCCATCTGGGCTGCATCCCAGCCAATCCTCAAAAGTAAAAAATCCGCACTTTTGCACACGATTGCCCGTTTTTAATTCATATTGTTGAATGGCACCATCTTCATTAAATACGCCCCATTCAGTCGCAACATTGCCAGTAAATTCATTTGGCAATCCTTTATATTCATTGACCATCCGGCGCATAACGTCGGACGGTTTTTGAAATGGTGACAATCCCAATATGCCACCAACCGCCGAAGCAGTAATTCTGTATTTTCTAGCAGAGTACCACTCCGGCGAACGCTGTTCCATGATTCATCCATTTAAAAGAGAAAACTCAGGGCGGCAATAAATTATAAAATTTACTACCGCCCTGCAACCGTCTTTCCGGCCTGTCAGGTCTCCCCTTACCAATAGGGGAATAACTTGTTTTCACAAGACGGGATTCGAACCCATATTCTACTAAGTCTCGACCAACGAGCAGGAATTGCACCTGCACTACTCAAAAGCCTTGCGGCTAAACTGAATAAATAAGTTTATAATAATTTATCAACCCTCAAAAAGGAATATCGTCGTCAACAGGCTTTGCCTTCTTTGGTGCGGCGGCAGGAACATCAACCTTGCCAACTTTGGGCGAGACTGAAGCAATCCAGTTGCCAGAGGATTTGTCGCCTTTGTCGTTTTTCATCTCCCAAATCTTCGTCAAAATAGTCATGGGCTTATTGGTAAATGCACCAAGTGATTCGTCCGTAGGCGCACGACCCGCAGCCTTCAACTTTCCGCCTGTATTCGTGTCAATGGTTGACAACATTTTTAACGCCGTATCACGCTTTTTAGCGGGGTCTTTAGCGCGTGGGTCAGGATGCGTTGAAAACACCCACAATTTCTGAAACACCTTGCGGTTTTTATATTCAACAGGCTGCAATGCAGACCAGCGAAGCGAAACAAACTTATTTCCTTCACGATCCGTGTCGATCTTAGCTTCATCAATCACAGCTACAAGGCTCGTATTGTTTGGAATAGGCTCAAGATTTCCGCCCTCCATTTCAAACGAAGTTGTAGATTGTACTTCTTCGCCTGTGCTCAATTCCCAGAAATCACTCATTTTCTTCCCCTCACTTCAAAACTGAAATATAATCAACAAGCGGATTTTTGCCCGCCTCAACAATCAATGGCTCCGTAATGCCATAACGGTTTTTGCTCACATTAGCCGCAGTTGCATATGCAATCAGAACACGAGTTCCGTCCGAAATAGCCTTTTTGCGTTCTCCATCACCTGTTGTAAATGTTTCCAGCTTCAAAAAGCCAACAAGATCAACATCATCCACATACGCGGGCATTGATTTATCGTGCATACGCAAGGTATATCGCATATATGCGTCATCATCTGGCGGCTCAATGCGGCTGGTTTCAGCGTGGGCAATGAATACCGTGTGCATACCCTTACGATCCGACAGCAAACCAGCGGCTTTACGCAAACGCTGGTGTAATCCAGACACCGCATCTCGGCCAGCGCCGTAGCCGCCAAGAGCCTGCTGAATGCCACGGGGCTTCTTAGGATCAGTGTCCACTACATACTGAGTGAACATACGTTCCAGCGCCGTCACGCTATCAACTACAAACGTTTGATAATCATGATCCTCATTTAATAGTGCTTTAACCTGCTCCCAAAGCTGGTCAACGGATGACAATACAGGAAACGCCTCTGGGCGATCTTCCTCTGGAATGGCCTGCAAACCATCCTCGGCGCGAATAAAAATAGGATTAGGAAACGTGGCCGCTAGTGTTGTCTTGCCCATACCGCCGTCACCGCATAACGTAATAATAACTGGACGATTTTTTGGCTTACTAATATTTGCTAATTCACTCATTGAGTAACTCCTTCTTCTCTCAACGGACTTGACACTAATGGCGTTTCGTTGCATTGTCAACATACGAATTGTCATGAATGGAACATTTTAAATGGAATCTCCCTCAGATATTATCCGTCAGACTTATGACGAGCAGCTTGAGCGAATTAAAATAGCGTTAGCTGACAGGAACTTAGCTAAAGTTGCCAAGCAAACAATGCTGCATGAAAACACTGTGCGATCCATAGCTAATGGGTCAAATAAAATGCCGTCAATTACGACCATTGATGCTTTGGCAGGATATTTATTCAAATGAATTACAAAGATTTTTGGCAAGCTGGCTACCGCGTAATCGGCCTAAACAAAATAATAAAAAACAATTTATGTTCATGTGGGCAAGCCGGATGCAAAGCCATCGGCAAGCATCCCATCGCATCAAATTGGCAATACGCGCCCCTTTGGTCTGAGGAGCAGATCGAGACAATGGAGGAAATGGATCAATTCGCCACCGGATACGGCGTTCTGGTCAAGGGCTTGCTGGTCATTGACGTGGACGCCCGCAATGGCGGCGTTGAATCTTATCAGCGCCTCATTGAGCAATTTCCCGACATTACAGGCGCGGGCATGATTGTCGAGACAGGATCAGGCGGCGGGTCAAAACACCTTTACTATACCGCCCCAGAGGGTTTGGCTTTGCTCCAGCACCTGCCGGATTATAAGGGCATTGACTTTAAGTCATCCGGCTTCGTGGTCGGTCCAGGATCGCTGCACGTCTCAGGCAACCATTATAAATGCGTTTACGGATCGCCCAGCGACATCGAGGCTGCACCTACTGCATTGCTGGATGCACTACGCAAACCAGAGCGTCACCGCGCTGAATATAACGGCCAGACGTTTGACGTGTCCGCGACCGAACTTGAGGACATGCTGTCCTACATCGACCCAGATGTGGCGCATGAAATCTGGATCAAATGCGGCATGGCGATTCATCATGCAACGGGCGGGACAGGTTTTGCGGTCTGGGACGCATGGTCAGCCAAAGGCACGAAATACCCATCCAGCGAGGAACTTGCAAAGCGGTGGCACTCGTTCGGTAAGTCCGCTAATCCTGTGACGCTCGGCACGTTGGTTTATTATGCGGAGGCCGCTGGCTGGACACGGGCGGTAACGTTTGAGCCGAATGAGCCTATGGACTTTCCAGAGGATGATAATGCAGACATTGACATTCGCGGCATCGACTTGAAGCGCCCCCCTGGATTCGTTGGTGAAGTATCCCAGTGGATTCACGACCAATGTTTTTCGTACCGCGAGAATATTGCTGTAGGGGCTGCACTTGTAGCAATGGGAAACATTGTCGGATTAAAATATCGAGAGACAATGCGAAACACTACAGCTAACTTGATTGTTTTTTGCGTGGCAGCCTCTGGCACCGGCAAGGAATCAATTTTGCAAGCTGCAATGAATGTCGTGAAGGTTTCGGGATTAAATAGAGCAGCGCACGGCGCAATTAAGTCGGAGCAGGAAATCGTCCGTAACCTGATTGATCACCAAGCCTCGTTTTATATGATTGACGAAATTGGCTACCTGCTCACCAAGATTAAGAATGCCCAGACCAAAGGAACAGCGTCTTATCTTGAAGGCATAATTGGCATCATAATGTCGATTTATTCCAAGGCAAATGGCGATTTGCTCATTTCAGGCGATGTTCGCAAAGAAATCCGCAAGGGCATTTTGCAGGAAATTGCTCAGATAGAGCGTCAGTTAGAAAATGGCTCTAATCCGATATTTGAACTCAAACTTCAGCAGCGTGAGGCTGCATTAACATCCATCGAGAATGGCATTGTTAATCCATTTATATCGTTGCTTGGCTTTACGACCGATACAAACTTTGACAAAATAGTGGATTATGAAAACACGGCCAATGGTTTTATCGGGCGTAGTTTGATTTTTGCTGAGACAAAGTCTGTCCCCAAAGAGAAAGAAAATTTTGAGCCTCGACCTATGCCAGAGAAGATGCAGAATACGCTGGTTGATCTATACCAAGCCGGATCATTCAGCGTCATCCAAAACGACCGCATAGAAAACTATGGCGATAAAGTTGAAATACCAACCACAGATGACGGCAAGGCTTTGTTGAAAAAGGTCATGCGGATCATGCACGAGCAAGCCGAATATCATTCCGAAAAGTCTGGCATGGAGGCAATCTGGCTGCGCTCTCGTGAACAAATTGCCAAGGTATCATTTATTCTTGCAGTGCCGGAAGGTATCCGTACAGTTGAGCATATACGCTGGGCTTACGCACTTATTCGTAAAGATATTGAATATAAGATCAATTTGGTTATTGGCAATGACCGCCAGAAGGACGAGCCAAAGACCGCGCTACTGTCCAGTTTGGACAATGTTTTATCAGGCGATGACGGCGAGACGCTTGGCGTCATTCTTAATAAATTGCGTAAATATAAAAAGGAGGATGTAGAGGCTGCATTAACCATGTTGGTGGATAGAAAAATGGTTACACTAGAAACAAATATTCACCCCAAACGCAAAATTACAATTAAACGGTACAGGAAAGTTAAGAAATGAGATACGAAGATAGATTTATTCCAGATGTTGTGTGGAAGATTATAACCGATACAAGCGCAAGACGGAGAGTGAAAATTGATCATGTCATGAGTGCATCCAGGCTTCCTGAATTAGTTGAGACACGGCGGCAAATATCAAGGAAGCTGCGTGAGATTTTAAATGAAGATGGAACAAATGTTTACAGCTATCCAACTATCGGTAAATTCTTTAATAGAGATCACTCAGGAATTTATTATATGCTGCACCCGCAGTGCCGTGGAACAAGGTCAAAAAAATGAAAAACACGCCTATTAAATACAAAAAAAACCCGCCGATTTATTGGGAAATGGAAGTTGGTGATGTTCGCGTAGTCACCCATAAAGAAGCGCTAGCCGCGCATCGGTGGGGGCTTCGACGGGAAATAAAATTCAGTCGAGACAAGCGCCCCCATGAGGGCAAATATTTAATTACGAGGATGTCATAATGAAATTAACAGATGAACAAATTGCTGCAATTAAAATTGATCGACGCCCATTAAAGATTGTCGCCCATGATTACAGCATCTCGCAGTCTTATGCCCAGAAGATTCGTGGCGGTAAGGAAATTCCGCAATATGCTGAGACCATGAAACGCCTCAAGGAATTGGAATATCAAGTGTCGCGCATTAAGGAACTGGAATATCGGATTAAGATATTAGAGGGGAAGGTATGACCGACGCCATAAAGCACGATGGTGATAAACCGCGCCTTGATTTGCTGGATAGATGTTTCCTAGAAGAAACAGCGCTCGTGCTTGGCTTTGGGGCTGATAAGTATGCGCCACACAATTATAAAAAAGGCTTGGCTTATACCAGGCTAATAGCCGCGGCTATGCGGCACATTGTGGCTTTTAATGATGGCGAGGATGTTGATACAGAAAGCGGATTGTCACATCTCGCCCATGCCGCATGTTGCCTGCAATTTTTAATGTGGATGAAAAAAAATCGTACAGATATGGATGATAGACACTTGACGCTAATCTAAGGATGTGCAATAAAGATGACGTTGCAGCGGGGGCTGCACTAAATGGAGAATAAAACAATGATCGCATATTTTCACAGAGCCGCTGGCAACAAGTTCATCCTAACAATCTGCACTGAGCCTTGCAACGGTCAGGAATTTAACCAGAGCGAAAAGATTGTGGTTGCTGATAAGAAAGAAGCCAAGGCAATCTGCAAGGATCGCGGTGTTCAACCTTGGAACTTTTAATTTTAACGGGGGCGAAAGCCCCCACTCATTCAATGGAGAATGTAAAATGGTTTACTCATATGAAACAGTTATTCTTCTGGATGGACAAGAAATTGATGTATCCGTTGAATATCGTGCAGACAAGCCATACGACCAGACATGGGATGAGCCAGCATATGCTGGAGAGGTTTATCCTGTATCAATGCGGATTGGCAATGTTTCAGTTACCGGACCACTAATGGACATACTTTTCGATAATCTCGACCATGAATATATGATCGACCAAGCATTTGGGGGGCGCTAATATGTTGCAACATAAAATAGCATTTACATCTACCGGAACAATCAGGGCAGAGTTTGGAAGAATTTCACAGGCGTCATTTTTGGAAATTACTAATCCTGCTTACAAAAAAGATGAGGACCCAGTGACAATTTTTTTCCCATTAGAATATGCCGATAAACTTGAGCGGATCGCCGCTGCAATCAATGAAATCATGGGGGAAACCCCATGAATACCATCATTGAGGGGTTTTGCGTTCTAGGGTTTTTTTTCGGCGGGTTATTTATTTACTGCATTGTATGCCCGCCAGAGCCAACACATAAACATCACACGGAGACACATTATGCCCGTATCAATAGATAAAATTTACAAAACTAAATTATGCAACAGCGGATTGTGTCCGTCCTCTACGACGTGCCGCAGACACCCAGACAGCGGTGCAATCGCCGATGCGAAATATCAGCTTTATTGTGCATTTGAACTGCCAGAAAATGCTGATAGTTGCGAAGATTATTGGCCGATGGAGGATATCAAGCCATGAAACTCGACTTTAAAAACAAAACCTACATTTTGCGAGATGGCTCGGAATACCGCAACTATTGCGATGATGCAGGCGGTAAATATCCCATTCATGGGGCGTTTAAAGATGATGAAGGAGTATGGATACAAATTGCAAACACCTTAGATGGCAGATTTTATTCGGATGGTGTCAAACATAATTACGACCTAATCGAAGTCAAAAAGACCCACACGGTTACGTTTTGGGTGAACTATTATCCTGCTGGCAACCTTACATTATGGCCGTCTAAAGAAACAGCCGATGATGCGGCAGCGAAACACCGAGCTGCCTGCTTTGAGGTCACCCGCACGTTCACAGAAGGAGAAGGATTGGAGGACAGGAAATGACCGCAAAGCTGATTAAAAAACTCAATGAACATTTAAAATGTCTGCTTAAATATCCAGAAGAAAGTTGGAATGACTCAGACCTCATCGAGGAAGTTATCCTTGCCTTTAAAGACCAGCAATATCAGATTGATGATCTGAAAGAGCAAATTTTCGACCTTAAAAATTTGGAAAATAAGCCATGACACACCCCACTTCGGAAGCTCTGCTTATTATTGCTCAACAAATGAACGAACATGGCGTTGATTTTCGCACGGACGTGCACGGCATTGAGGCACTTTGCTTGCAAGAAGCCGCATACGAGATTGAGCGTTTACGGGAATCATTACAGCATTGCATCAACGCCATTGCGGAATATGAAAAAGACAGCAGCGAAAACATTAGGCCATTTTTGTTAGGCGCATTGGATAATGCAAGGAAGGTTTTAAACAAATGACAAACATCGTTGACCGTCTTAGAAAAAGCTACCCATGCCGCCATCAAGATGAAGATGATCCGCACACAAAAACTACAGATACATGCGTTGATTCACAATCTATGTGTTTGTGCGAATATGAGGACAAAAAAGAAGCCGCCAACGAGATCGAGCGGTTGCAAACTGGCCTTCATCATTACGCTTGTGAGTGTGAAAGTCCTT